GCCGCGGGCCTTGGAACATTAGGTCAAGCAGCACAAGCTTACACAGATATTGGTACAGCTCCAACTATGGAACAGATTCAACCTTTTATGAATCCTTATCAACAATCAATTCAAGATGAAATTAATCGTGCATATAACATAGCTCAACAAGGTCAAGCAGCACAAGCAATTCAAGCAGGTGCTTTTGGAGGTGGAAGAGAAGGAATTGCACAAGCAGAATTAGAGCGTAATCGTGCGTCAGCGCTAGCTCAAGCTCAAGCTCAAGCATTTTTAAATGCACAACAACAATTAGGTCAAAGACAACAAAGCTCAGCAGCAGGTCTTGGTGCACTCGCTCCTCAGTATGGAACATTTGCAAGTCAACAAGCTCAATTGGGAGCAACAGGACAACAATTAGGTGGCCAAGATATTAACACTTTATTAGGGTTGGGTTCTTTAGGGCAACAACAAACTCAATCAGAGTTAGAGGCCCAAAGACAAAATCAATTACAACAAATGTATGAACCGTATAAAAGAGTAGGTTTCTTATCTGATATTTATCAGGGAGCTCCTAGTACCTCTTCAGTCGTTCAGACACAAACTCCTACCTCAACTCCTTCAGCTTCTCCTTTAGCACAGATTGCAGGTTATGGTATCGCAGGTCTTGGAGCTTTAGGTCAATATAATGCTCTTAGTGGTATGGGTGGAGGAGGATTATTTTAATGATGAATCAAGTTATGCAACGACCTTTGTTTAGGCAACAGGGAAGCCCCATGGGTGGTGAACAAGCTTTTATGCAATATTTACAAACAACCTTGTCTCCTGAACAATTACAATCTTTAATGCAAGACCCTAATAGAGATCAGATTATAGGTCAGCTATATCAAAAATTTATGTCTGAACAACAAGTTGTTCAATCTAGTCCTATAGCAATGAGACAAACAGGGTCTCCTGATACAGGTGAAATGTCTGTTCCTTCTTTTTTACAATTTAATATTTTAGATAAATTAGGAGTTATTGATAATTCAAGTTTAAATAGAGAAGTTCCTGACAAGTCTTATAAAATTAATCTTGATGATGCGATGACTAATCCTCAATTATTAAACACAGTTTTTGAAATGATAACAGGGTCTACTGATTTTGACCTTGATGCATTTATGAATATGGGTAGTGATCAACAAGACGACTATTTAAAAACTATTAAAGGAAGAATTATATTTGGCAAAGCTGAGGGTGGTGAAATGAACTCTGATGCTGTTGGCATTGCTGATGGATTAGATCAAGAAGAACCAATGATCGCGGACCGTGATCCGTCTCAAGAGGGTATCGCTAAAGTTTCTCCTGATCAATATGTTCAATTAATGAATGAGATTCGTGGTGACGAAGTTCCTATGGAAGGAAGAGTTCAAGAACTAGCAGGCGTTGTTGGTGAAAAAGATGCTACTGACACACCTTTATCTGTACTAGCTTTAGTGCAACCAGTGTTTGAATTACAAGAACAAAAACAACAAGGTATTGCTAACGCTCCTCAAGGACAAGAAATGATGGCCCAAGGACCGATGCCCATGGCTAACGGTGGTATTGTATACCGAGAAACAGGTTCTAACGATTTAGGTGAAGTAACTAAGGGATATTATCAACAATTACAAAATATATTTCCTGAATATGGAGCGATGCAAAAAGCTTCTTTATACTCCCCTGTAATTAAAGCAGGTTTAAAAATTGCTAGTGGAGATCCTGTTTTTGGAGGAGAAGACAGCGCTTTAAGTGAAGCAATTACTGATTACACAAATATTCTTCCTAAAATCGCATCTGCATCAACTCCTTTAAAACAGTCTGCTTTAAAACTAGCTAGTGATTCATTAATTGCTGAAAAAGCAACAAAAGCAGCACAGAAAAAATTTGAACAAGAGTTTGCGAGAGATGTTTATTTAAAAAAAATGGAAGTTGATAATAAAAAGGTTGAAACTCTTGGTGTTGTGGGATCTGATGCTACTTCAAATCAAGAATTAGCAAATCGAATTGAAGAAAAACTAGGATATAAATTAGATTTATCTGCTTATAATGCTGGAAGTTTAATTCAAATAAAACCATCAGGTGAAATAGAAATCACCAAAGCTCCTACTGATAAGAAGATAGAGTACACTGTAACATATCCTGTTATTGTAGGAGAAGGTACAAATCAAAAACAATCAACAAATACAATAGTTATAGACATAAGCACTCCTGAAGGAATTAAGGAGTACAATAGAATAAGAAATGCAATGCTAGACGCAAAGCCTGCAGAACAATCTTTGTATAACTTTGAAAAGATTGGAGGCATGACTCTTGAACCTAATATACCTATTAATATAAACCCTGTTATTACAACTAAGAAAGACGGTGGCATCGTTTATAGATCAACTGGATCGAATGAAGAAGGTGAGCAAACTGAAGAAGTAATTGGAGTCACAGATGAATACGCTGAAAAGTTCAAAGATACTACATCTTCTCCTACATACATAGAGGGTGGGACTTATCCTGAGTTAGCAAAAGGTAAAATTGAGCAAGCAGAATTAGCTATGCAAGATATTGCAGATTTATATGAAAAAGCTTTCAATAACCCTCTTTATGTCGGAATAATGGGATCAGGAGCAAGAACTGGTAAAAGTGTTTTAGGAGCTATTGATGATATTTTTAATTCTTTTGGGTATAACGTTAATCTTCCTGCAGAAGATTTTTTCTTTGCACCTATAATTAGTGAAATAAAACAAGCTGAAACAAATATAGCAACAGCAGTAGCTAACGTTAGAAGATTACAAACAGGGAGAGCTAATGTTACAAGAGAAATTAATTTGGTTAAAAATGATTTAGATATTACTGGTTTGAACTCTTCTCAGGGAACTCTGGATTCTTTAAAAGAAACTTGGAAGGAGATGGCAGACAAAGCTAATGCTCAGAGATCATTAGTTCCTGGACTGGAACCAATTGAATATAAAGAACCTGAAATATTTTCACAAGTCAGAGGTACAAGCGAACAAAAATTAAATGAAGGTAAATTAAATATATTTATGAATTTATTACCTCCAGAATTAAAAAGTATTACAATGAATGACCCTGACATTAAAAACGCAATTAACGCTGTTATCGAAGGAGCTGACACACAATTAGTAATTCAAAGATTAAAAGAAATTAAAGGAATAGAATAGGATATAAAATGGCTGAAGAAACCATTACTTCATCAAAAGAAGACTCAATACCTATTGATCCCTTTGATGATTTAATTCCAGGAAACGAAAATTATCAAGAACCAGCCCCTGTGGATGTTCCTGACGATAATTTTGCTGATTTAATTCCTCAAAAATTAGAATTTGAAGGATTTTTAAAAAATCCTTTAAGGATAAAAGATGGGTATCTTTATATAGGTGACTCTGAAGTTGAACAAGATTATGAGGTAGTAGATCCTGATTCTTATGATCAAGTTGATGAATTTTTTACAAATTTTTTAGGCGTAGATTTTAAAAGACAAAAACAAAGTATACCTGAAGAGGACGCTGTAATTGCGAAAGGATTAGAAATATTTGGATTGGATAGAGACATTGCTTCCATTCCAGGGGTTATTATTGGAGCTGATATAGTAAAAAAAATAGGAGACAAAGCCTTAAAAGCTTATGGAGGAAGAATAACTCCTATATTGAATGTTGTGCAAACTTCTTTGGGAGCGATATTGGGAGGTACAGCAGCTAAACAAGCTTATGATTTTATTCAAGATAAAATAACTGGAGAAGAAAAGACAATAGAAGAAATATGGGAAAAGTTACCTGGAGACCTACAAACAGAAGCTAATTGGGAGGCACTAGCCTTAGGTTTTGGAACAATACCTTATTTAGTTAAAAGAGGTTTAGTTAAATTTGGACCAGGTGCAAAAAAAGTATCTTCAGAAATGTATCAAAAGGCAAAAAATTTAGGGATAGATACATATATTGCTGATTTCGCTGACTCAGGATTTGGAAGAGCTTTTTTACAAACAGGTGGTGTTTTTCCATATGCATCGAGTAATTTAAAAGCAACAATCAGAGGAAGAGCTAACAAATTAAATACAATGCTAGATGATTTTTTTTATTCTTATGCACCAATAGGATCGAACACTAACTCAAGCACTTTAGGTAGAAAATTAATAGAAACTGCTGAAAAAACTTATAAAAAATGGAGATATTTTAACGCTAAACAATGGAAGTCTTTTGAAGACTTAGCAATGGGTAAAGGAACTGTTGTTAAATTTGATACAAATATTGTTCCAGTGAAAAATTTAAAATTAAAAGAAGGATCAGATCAACTTCCTTTTATCTTAGATAAAGCAAAAGAAATAATACAAAATGCTGGAGGAATGAATGTTAAACCAAGTAGTCCTAATTACACTGAAGCTTACAAAGCAGCAAAAATTTTCTATGAAGAATATGCTTATAAAAACTTTATCCCTGTCGTTGAAGTTAGAAAATTTATTACTAAGACATTAAAGAATGCTCAGAACAAAAGTTATTCAAGTGAAGGAGGAGCTTCTATAGGAGACATTAATGCTTTAAAAAAAGCAGCAGAAGATTCTATAGAAAACATTAATTTGTCCAATATTCCAAAAGATATTGCTGATGCAATTAAAAGAAAATATGAATTTGCTAAAAAAACATTTAATTTTGGATTTAATAGTAAGGGAACATTTTTTGAAGGAAAACCTTTGTATGAAAGGTCTATGGCTAATGTAGTAGGTAAAGGTAAAAAAAATCTTTTTGATATTAAACTTACTGAGGAAGGCACAAAGTATTACAGTGAAATAGTTAAAGATGTTTTACAGTTTGGATCAAAAGAATCTGTAGACGATCTTTATAAGTTAATAGGTAAAGATGATGAACTTTTTGGAACATTTATTAGAAAGTTTTTGGATGACGCTATGGAGAATACAACCAAAGTAAAAGGAGCAAAAAGTGGAGCTGATGTTGATAAAAGTTTTAATTTTTTAAATTTTGATTCTACGCAATTTAGAAAAAACTTAGGTCTTCCTAGTTTTGAATCATATATAAAAGGAGGTTCTAAAAGCACAAAACAAGAAGGACTTGAACAAGCACTAAAACTATTCTCTGAATCTCCTCAAGGTAAAAACATCGATACCAGTAAATTTATTGATTTAGTTTATTTAATGGAAAAACACGGTAATGTATATGTTCCTGACGCTGCTACTTTTTTAAGAAGAGCTTCTATGTTCGGTGGGTTGGGTACTTTAATGGGTCTTCATTTCTTGGGTTATGGTGATGTAGGTAAGACAGGAGCGCAATTTGGTTTAGGAACTATTTTAAGTATGAGAGGATTTACTAAAATTTTATCTAATCCTCAGAACACAAAGTTTTTATTTGAAGCTCTAGATTCTAGAATACCTTATTATAGAAGCTATAACTCTGCTTTAAAACTTTTAGATATTACCTTAGATCATTTGACAGAAGAGTCTGGAAAAGTTGTAGGAGAAAAAAGACAAAATATTTTAGATTACATGGATCTTATCGGAACTGTTAAAAAAATTGCTATCGATAATATGCCTGATAAAGATGACGAAAGACCTATTGAACAGCCTATAGAATTTGAAGAAGCTCTCGATGAAGATGATTTAACCATTCCAGCTAAAACAGGAGCTTCCGTTGATATACCAGTTCGTCCGACTATGGCATCGCCAGACGCGACTCGCGGATCAGGAGACTTGGCTAATGTTATACCTCCAATTGATTTTCCTTCTTTAGGAGGACAAGGTAGTGGAGCGACTAATCCACAAACTATGGCTGGCTTAGAATCTGTTGGATTACCTTTGTTCAATGCAGCAGAGGGTGGTATCGTGGATCTCTATGATTCTAAAAAATTTAAAAAACCACAGGTGGTAGCATAATGGCTAGAGGAAAAAAAAGAAAAACATCTGCAAAAAGTTTTGGTGAGTTTAAGTCTAAAACGTCAACTTCAGGAGTAAATGACTCCAGAAATAGATTGGCACAAGAAAGAAAAGAAACTCGTGAAAAATATTTTCCCAATAGAAAGGGTGTATCTCCTTTACGATTAGATAAAAGAAAAACACAAGCAGATTTAGTTGATCAATTTAAAAAAGATTTTACTAAACCTGTTCTCACAGATACAGGTGGAACCGTAAAAGGTGTAACACAAATGAAGCTTGATGCTCCTATGAGTTTAAGTGATTTCAGACAGCAAACAGCTAACAAATATGGTCCTACTTTTAGAGAAATAGGTAGTGATGTAGGATATGGTCTTGGTAATATAGCACAAGGTTTTGGCGATTTTATAGGAAGAGGTGGAGCTATTGGGTCTGTTTTATCTGATCTTTTTAGTAGAGTTAAAAGTGGAACTACACAAGGAATAGAATCTGTGAAAGGTGTGTATGATAATTTAAGAAAAAATCTCTCAGGAGAGCCTACCGTAACAACAGGTGGTGGTAGTACAATTTTTACTACCACAGAAGAACCTTTTAAAGACTTAACTCCTAGAAATGATATTTTAGTAGAACCTTTGGAAGTTCTTCCTAGTCAAATGTCAAATGAAGAATTTGATAATGCTTTTCCTTTTTTGCCTGATAGAGATTCTAATTTAGATAATCCTTTGTTTAATCAAGAAGTCTATGATCCCATAAGAGTAAGTGATATGGATATGGAAGGTGTTATGGCAAGTAATATAGGCCAAAATGTGATTGGTAATTTACAGAATTTACAAAATCTAGCTAACAAATATAACTTAAATAAAATTCAATTTGATCCATTAAATCCAAATAGAATAGGCTACTCGGATCAATTTATATTTAACCAAACTCCTGTTAATTACAATCTTTCTGCTACACCTGAAGGAGTACAGGGTGGACTAAATTTCACATTTAAAGATGGTGGAAATGTAGACAAATACGCTGGTTTAGGTTATAAACTTAAATAAATGAAATTAATTCAATTTATTATAAATATATTTAAACGAAAGGTAGAAAAAGATCCTCATGAAGAACATTGGGGTATAGGTGCATCATGATTGAAATTACAGATGAATTAAGAGCTAGAGTCACTTCTGCGGAAGGAATTGTTGACCACGTATATTTGGACAGTTTAGGAAAAGCCACGATTGGCATAGGCCACCTTATTAAACCACATGAAAGAGAAAGATTTCCTGAAGGAAAAAAAATTTCTAGAGAAGAAATAGATGAACTATTTGATTTAGATTTAAACAGAGCAGCAGCGGGAGCTGATGCTTTAATTGAGGAATGTATTGGTCACGATTTACCTGTTCATATAGAACACGTTATTGTGGAAATGGTTTTTCAACTAGGAACTCAAGGTGTCCGAAATTTCTCCAAGATGTGGAAAAACATGAGAAACAAGAAGTGGAAAGAAGCTTCGGATGAAATGAAAGATTCTAGGTGGCATAAGCAAACCACCAACAGATGTGAACATCTAGCTGAAATAGTAGCTAATACTTAAAGAGTTCTTCTAATAAAATTAGGGAACTGACCTTCTTCTTTGTAAAATCTATACGCTGCATACCAATCTTTTTTGTACTCTGCTTGGCAGAATTCTTTGATGGATTCATCTTTATCTTCTTGCTTAAACAAGTTTAAGAAATGATCTTTTGCTTTGTTGGTTAAGTTAAACATTATTATCTCCTTGGTTTATTTCGAGGAGAATATAATACTTATTCTTCTTTTTTACTTATGCTTTTTTGAGACGCTAGGTGTTCTTCTATGGCTTCCCACACTTCTATATTAGACCAGTGTGCTTTGACACAATCAGATATATCCTCATGTAACACTTTCAACATTTTAATATCCATAGTCACTGGACTACCTGTGTTGTCTACAATGTGTTTTATTTCTTGTTTTGTTAAGCTAAGTTTAAGTTCTCCGTTTTGATACATTATTCTCATTTTGCTTCTCCCCAATTGTTTCCTATTGCTACATCGACCTTGGAAGGAACACTCATTTCAATCGTGTTTTCCATAATATCGATAACTTTTTTCTCCACTTCAGGATCGCCATTAAGACTAATGGCTAGTTCATCGTGAATCTGAATCATAGGATTGATACCTTCTTTATCTAAATCAATCATGGCTTTTTTTGTTTGATCAGCCGCTGACCCTTGTATCAACCTATTTAAAGCTTTATACGTCCCTGATCTTTTCAAAGGAGTATATTCACCATACTCTTCTTTAGCTCTATCCAAAGGATAAGCCTTGTAAGAACCAAATGCTTTTGGCTCCCATAATTCAAAACGACATCTTCGACCTAAGAAAGTCTTTACTGCACCTTTTTTATTCGCATGATCAGATACTGCATTAGCTAACTGTCGAACAAAAGGGACTCTCTCATTATATTGTTTAATCAAAGACTTGCCTTCCTCAGGATCAATACCTAATTGATCAGATAATTTTCCTACACCCATACCATAAAATAGTCCTAAATTTATTGTTTTAGCGCTCTTACGAGGTATGTTTCCTATTTCAGCCATGATTGTATGAAAATCTGTTTCTTTATTTTCGTTATAAGCTTTCACAATTTTTTCAGCACCCTCTAGTTTCACGATATTTGCATAGTGACTAACGAGTCGTGGCTCTTGTTGAGAGTAGTCAAAAGAACCCCACTTCTCTCCTTCTTCAGGCAAAAACAATCCTCGAACTAAAGAACCGATTTTAATATCTGATTGAGCATCGTCTTTCGCAGGAATTTGTTGAAGATTAGGGTTAGAATAACTAAATCGACCTGTCAACGTACCACCATTTTCTGTTCGTAGCTGATTAATATTTGCATGTATTCTTCCATTATGTTGATATTTTTCTATCGTATGAAGGAACGTGGTCCGTGCCTTGTTGAAATTTCTGGCCTGAACAATTGCCTTGGGTACAGGATGAGGGTGAAACTCTAAAAAGCTTTTTGTAAAACTAGGATTACCTTTATCTGTTTTAGGATATTCAATCTTACATTGATCAAAAACAGTGGCAATAGAACGAGCAGCCCATATATCACATTTGAGCTCTGTCTTATCGAAAATAAATTTCATTAAATCGTTTTCTTTTCTAATAAAAGTTTTTTCAGCTTTCTTTAGTTGTTCTAAATCAACTCTTACGCCTTTTTTTCTCATCTTCATAAGAATAGGTATAAGGTCAGTTTCTAAATCAAAAACTGTTTCAAGATCTTGTTGAACTATTTCAGGTTTTAATCTATCCCAAAGTTTTAAAGATAGCACTGCATCTTGTTCAGCATATTCTCCTACATATTGAGAAGGTATTTTAAACATTTCGCTTTTAGGATTAACACCCCATTGTGCTGCTGTTTCATTTAAAAGAAATTCGTTTTTACTTTCAGCTAAATATTCTTTTGATACTGCATTTAAAGAATAACTAAATTTGTTTTCATTGATTAACGGAGCAGCAATCATTGTATCAATGATACGACCATTCCATTTGACTCCTTCAGCTTCTAACCAACCAAAGTCATAGGTAGCGTTATGAGCTATCTTTTCTCCTTCGCCTGAAAGCATTTCATTTAGCCAGTCAAACACGACTCGTGGATCGTGATTAAATCCTGTCTCATGTCGAATAGGATAGTACCCCTTCCAACCGTCTACAGCTATAGCAACACCAATTATTTCTCCGTCATTAGTAGCCCAACCTGGGCCCTTCTCTATAATGTTTGGATCCTTAGTCTCTAAATCTATTGCAATTTTATCTGCGTCTTTGATATTTGGAAAATCCATAGGTGGAACCCACTCGGATTTCGGTTTAAACATCCCTATTTGTTTACTCATATTCTATATGCCTCCCGCGATTGTGGCGTTATTATAAATAAGTTTTCTTTAGCTCTAGAAAAAGCAACATAAAATAATCTATGTTCGCTAATCGGATTAATACGATATTCTTCGTATGCCATTTTTCCTATATCTAATGAAACAATAACATTGTCTGCTTCACCACCTTTTTGTTGATGAATAGTAGATAATGTTACTCTTGGTTCTAAGGCTAAGTCTTCACCTCTTGTTTCTAAGTTTTCTAAATACGCTTTTGTTTCTGTATTAATTGTTGTCATTACTTCTGTCCAAGGCGTTTCAAAGTCAACTGTTAATCCAAAATCATCTTTCAGATCTTTAAAAGATAATTTCTTATCAGGAAAAGCTTTTCTTTGTTCTGCGATAAGTTTTTTATTACCACGAACTACGTATTCTTTTCCTAAACACTTGTATAAATTTTCGATCAGCCTTATAGGAACTTTATTGTTTTCATTTCTCATCAAATCTTTCCAAGTAAGAATAGCATTTCTTTCCTTACTTCCAATAGAATATCTGTATTTACTGTCTTTTAATTTAACTCTAAAAAATATATTTTTCTTTCTCATGACTTCTTCCATGTCATCACGAATAGTTCTTGTTCTACCCATTATTAACCATGAACCTTGGTTCATATCTAAGTGATACATGCCTCTAATAAACTCAACAGATCCATCTCTGTTAGCAGGAGACCATTTAATATCATCATAGCCTATGATCTGTTCTTCAACACGATTAACAATTTCCCAAACTTTTCTTGGAACTCTCTTTGATTGATCCAAAACAATTATATTTTTAGCTTCATCTTTAACTTGTATTGCTTTTGATACGTCTGCATCTGCCCAAGTATAAATAGCCTGATTAGGGTCCATGGCGAGGTAACTTTTTTCTGAGTTTCTCCATATTTTTTCTGCCATTTTCCACTGTATCGTAGACATGTCTTGAGACTCATCAAAGAAAACAACTTTAAAAGCCTTATAAAAGCTTCCATTAACATAGTTAGTAATTAAGTCAGTAAAATCTACTTTTGGTCCTTGGTCCTTAACTAAATACCCATTAGTTCCATTTGTAAATTTTTCATAACCAAAGTTTTTGTAGTCTCTTAATCCCTTATCTATGTACTCTAGTTTGTGCCAAATAATATCTTTTGCAAACATGGCCCAACAATCACGTAAAGGTATGTCTCTTCTTTTTGCTTTTTCTATAAGATCAACATATTTGTCGTCATAGTTGTTGAAAAATATGTCATCATCATTATTAACGTTAATATTAATCCTAAGTTCATTTGATATATTCCTCCAATCATTATTACTTAGTATGTGCTCTCTCGTAAGACCCATTTGCCTTAATGCGAAAGAGTGTAAGGTACTAAAATTTTCTAACTGATTTAATGGTACTTTAAATTTTTGAGAGGCTCTTTGTTTAGCCTCATCAACTGCTTTATTAGAAAAAGAAAAAAAAGCTATCTCATCTATGTTTATTTCATTAGATAAGTATTCTTCTATTTTATCTAAAATAAAAGTTGTCTTACCTGTCCCTGGAGGACCAATAACAACAGTAGGAGTTTTCTTATCCAATAAACTCATGTGCGTAGCAAACCCTTTCTTTATGTTTTTCTCTTAATTCTTGACTATAACCACCAAAATTAGAAGTCTTTTTTCCTGTAGCTATTCTATTTAATTCTTTTTCATAATCGTCTTTTCTATTTTGTTTATTATGAGTTGTTGGTCTCCATTTTTCAGGATGAGCTTCTCGATATTCACCGAAACGAGGATGAGCTGTTTTAGAAAAGAAGCGATGACCGAGGACCGTGAATTGTTTTGCCACTGCCTCAGACAAACGAACGCCTAAGCCTAATCCTTGAAAATCAGGAAGTATCACTGTCCTGTGTTCCCTCCACGCTTTTTCTTTGATTGTTCCTGAGGGAAAAAAGATAACTGATGAAAATCCGACTGGGGTTCCGTTCCATGTGGCAACCCAACATCGTGTAGCTGTACTGATGTTTCCTGTGAGATAGTGATGCTCAGCGAAGTATGACCAAATTTTGTGGGAACAAGGAACGACTTCCAAAACAATCTTGGGTCGCCTAAGAGACCCCCGTGATACCACCTTACTAGAGTTTGTATCAAACACCCAGTCAGGTTGTAACCAGTCAATGATATCATAGTGACATGACGCAAAGACAACATTTTTAATATCTTTATTTCGAATAAATTTTTGCAAAGCATTAGAACAAGACTTCGCTACATTACGATCCACCACACTAGTGAATTCATCAATAACTGCATTATCTTTTACTCTCCTAGCTAAATCAGATCGAAATCTTTCTCCTGTACTTAAAACGTGATAAGGTCTCATCCAAGAAGGAATAGAATTAAATCCAACAGAAGATAATCTTTCTTGCGCTTCTTCTGGTGTATCAAAGTGAGAACAAACAGCTTTGTTTGAGTCCCACTGAATATTTTCTTCTTCTCCATATTCTTTTAACAAACTTGATTTACCACTTCCTGAAGCTCCAACAATTAAACCAATATTAAATCCTTCTTTTGGTTTTTGAAACTCTGGTAGAGTAAACTCTGTTTGACCATCAAATTGATAGTCAAACATTCTACTGATCTCATTAGTAATGTTATCAGTTTGTACTTGTGATTTTAGTTTTTTCAAAACGGTATTTCCTCCTCTATATTTTCTTTTTTCATATCAGGAACATCTAACTCTACATCTTCTATGTTTAATTGCTTTATTTTCCATAGTCTCATTCTTGTGTTCTTAACACTCCTGATAGTGTCGTCAGCATTATATTCTTCTTTTAGTCTCATTGTTACCCAAGGTCTTGACTCTTTAAAATCATTTCTTTTTAAATGATCCATTAAGTCTTTGAGAGCAAAATAAGTAAATCCTTCTTCAGTGTAAGATTTACCTAAAAATATATCTGCTATTGTTAGAGCCTCGCCTTGATGTAAACAAAACTCTTCTAACAATTCTTTAAACTCACCCTTCTTTGTTACTTCTTCAGGTGGATGATCAATAGAAATAGACTCAAATAAATCACTGTATGTTTGATTCCATTCTGCTGAACTCATATTCATGATGCCTTTATTAAGCTGTTCAAGACAAGCTTGAATAATCTTTTTATGTGTCATCAAATCTTCTGTATTAGCTATCTCTATTCTTCTGTCATCGACATTTAAAAAATAACGAGGAGGATCTGACTTATATACTTTTAAATCGGAATAAACTGGATGATCTCTATCACCTTCACTTCCAATACCAAATTTTCTTTTTTTACAAAGTCTCTTATTACATAAAGACTCAATAGGAGGTTGAGAACAACGATACATATATTTCGGTGCGCCATTGTTATCGCTTTGACTTACTTGTTTTATCACTATCAAAACTTCATCAGACTTTAATGGGGGCTCAATATAGTTTCTGTTGTATTCTTCGACTAATTCCTTGTAATTATCAGGATCAGCTTTACGATAATAAACGCCTACATTGAACAGAGCGTTATTACGTGATCCGTCAGAAACACCCTGTTCAGTTAGTATTTGTAGGCATGGAGGTCCGTCTTTAATAACCTCGTTCTTGAAATCGGTTTTAATCGACTTG